TTAGGATTGCGGGCAAGTGCAACCTGTTTTGCTTCAGAATAGTCACGGGCATGAACAGTCTCATAAAAGACTTTACCAGCAACGTAGAGTTTGACTTCGCAGAGCATGGTGGTTTCGTTTGATTACCTTAGTATTATAGCAGGGAGGAGCAGGGTTTCTGCTCCACGTGGACGGTTTCGTAACTGGTCAGCGACGGATCACGGACACAGCAGGCAGACCCTGCTGGAAAACGGTGTCAACGACCGCCTGAACGCTCTTGGCAGTGCTGATGCCCACTTTATCATAGACAGGCACACAGACCAGTCCAAAGGTCTTCTGAGCGCCTCCCAGACGGATCACACGCCCGATGCTCTGGGAGATTCCAATGTAGTCCATGTTCCTCATGAACAGGACTGCTTCCAGACCGCTGACGTTGATGCCCTCAGACAGGATGCTGTGGTGCAGAACAACAAACTTCTTAGAAGAATCCTTACCCCAGGCATTCAGAGTGTCAAAGAATACCTCACGGTTGACCTTCTGACCATCAATAATGGCACCAGTCTTGGAAGTAATATACATCACCGAATAACCACGCTCAGACAACTCTTTGCGGAAGTCAGATTCTGCCAGAAGTTTGACAATCTGCTTGGTAGAACGAGCACAGATAAGAATCTTATCCAGTGCATTCTCATCAATAGTATCCAGCAGGTTCTGACTATCACGGTCAGCAATCATCTGCTTGTCCTGAACCATATCCAGTTGCTTCACAACAACCTTAGGAGGAAGGATATAACCTTCCTGAACCAACTTAGGAGCAGGAACGTTACAGATAACAGGACCATAAACCTCAGGGTCGTTCATCCCAGGTTTGGAAATAGTAATAGAGTGCTTAGGAGTAGCAGTGAAGAAATAGCAGCGGTCAGCAACAGCAGAGAAGTGCTCCGTAGCAGGGAAGAAGTTACGTTGGACCGAATTGTGCGCTTCATCAAAGTAAATGGTATTGACCTCAACATCTGCCTGTTGCAGGCGATGCAGAGAATGATAAGTGGTGAAGATAATTACATTCTCACCAGCAGTCCGTGCAGTGTTGACGAACAGGTTGATCTTACTAGGGTTAGTAGTAGAGAAGTGATGAGTTTCTCCACTGTGAACGTGAAGAATATGAGTGTTAGTAGTATCAATGTGCTCCAGAAACTCAGAGCACAACTGTTCGGCAAGAAGAATACGAGGAGCAACAACAACGGTAGTCATACCATTGTCGATATACTGACAGTTGACAATCAGATCGTGGAACATAACAGGAGTCTTACCACCCCCAGTCGGAATTACTACCTGACCCTTGTCAAATGCCAACATCGAATCCAGAGCATCTTGCTGGTGGGGTCGGAGTTGCATCACAGTCCTCATCGCGTATGGGACTATTATAGCACAGAGGGGACTCTACCGATGGGCTCTGTGACAGTTTTCTAATTGGTTCCGGTAAGACCTTAGAGTCTCATCTTCAACCGGGACAAAGGTAGTCTACAGGGATTTTATGAGTCTGTCAAGCGTTCCCATTCAGAACCATTCCATATCCATGTCTTGAAGTTCCATTCATATCTGTGCCCTATCTCTTGAGGTTCTGGGAATATAGGTTCTGTAGGAATGTTTTTGGGAACTTCTTTGTCAAGATTTTTCAATATATGTTCATATTCTTCGCCCATCCAATCTCTATCAGATTCTTTCCATTTGTTTAGAGGACACGAATCTAAAGCAAATCTAACTTTAGCACCAACATGACATCCACATTCTTTGCATCTGTGTTGTAGATCATCATATCTTGGACATTTTTGACAAATCTCAATTCTTTCTCGTTGTACTTTTTCAGAAACTATTAAAGATGCACCGCCATTTGCAAGTGCTCTCTTTACAATTTCAAATGCAAATTTACCTAAATTTTTTCCTTGTTCTGGAATAGATGGATACTCGTTTTCCATGATAACTAATCAACTATTTTATGTATATCAGTTACTTGCTTCCAATATATGCTGCAGATGCTCCTTCTATGTCAATTTCATATCCAGTTCCCGAAACTGCCGCACCAGGGAGTCCTGCTTCAGTGCCAGTAGTTGGGCCACCGATTTCGCCAAAGTCTGGAGCATTTGTAACATTTCCATTAGTACCCTTTTTACCATTAGATCCCGGAGTTTCTTCAGTTCCACTTGTTCCCGGTTGACCCCAGTCCCCCCCATTTCCAGCAGTTCCACTGTTTCCACCAGTTCCTGCATTAGTTCCTCCATCTGCTCCTGGATTAGTTGTAGGGTTGGAATTTGTTTTATCCTGACCATATCCTTGACCCAATCCTCCAGTAGTTGCTGCACCACCAGCACCTCCAGTACTTGCAACATAATATGAGTAAGATTCATTTCTATAGCAACAATTACATTCACCATACCCAGCTCCTTCGTTAGACCAACAAGGGCATCCGCAACCACCCTGACCTGGTGTTAAATAACATTGAGAGTTACAATATGCACCAGAACCAAAAGCTTGAGCACAAGCATTTGTACATAATTGCCAGTATCGTCCATTACTATATTTACCTCCAGAATTTCCTTTATAGTAAAGTTGAGATCCACTTACTAGATACTGTCCATTTCCACTGTCTCCACCTTTTCCACCACCTGCTCCTCCACCACCTCCAGCATAAACCCGGGCAGATCCAATGGTTTTTATATAAACCTTTCCAGTTAATGATGTATTGTTAATAGAAATAGCATCTCCACCGTTTCCTCCATTAGAAGATCCACCTTTTCCTAAAATACTTCCACTAATTTGTAAGAAAAGATTTGCTGCTGCTGCATTAAAGATTGCTGCGGCAGATGAATTTGTAGATCCGCATGTTCCTGCAAGATTTACTACTTTTCTTATTGATTTTTCAAGATTTCCATTCCATAAACTAGAATCAGAAATATCCAGATTTAAATCAGTATCTCCAGATCCTTGATCTACTTGATATGATATGATAGTATTTCTAAACTGTGATAAACTAAGATTAGATGAATCTGATATGGATTCATTTTCTGTAGCATCAGGAACTATTGGATCATTATTGGTTAAATCAGTGTTTCTTAATAGTTCCGACGCACTAATCATTCCAGACTCAGATTTCTTAAAGTTAGTTCTTAACTCACTAAAAGATATTGATCCAGAAGCAAAAAATGGTGTTGCTGGAACCGTAGAAACTGTAAGTGCCATATTAACTTAAAAGAAGAGAAGTTGAACCTACACCAATTACTGTAAATACTATTCTGTCTGGACCAGATTGATAATCAATTTGGATTGGTGATCCTGATATGTCACTCAAAAATCCAGCAGATGCTCTAACAATATTTCCAGATATTGTTCCAATAGCAACAATGGTATCATCAGAATTTATAGCGTCAGCAGTCAATCCATTATAAACTCTAAGAGCATAATTGCTACTCGCAATATCTGTACCAATCGCAACAGTATTTCCCAATGAAACAGTAGATGCCTCGTTAAAATTAACTGTTTGATTTACTTTTAACGACGATAAAGTAGTAACTCCACTGATAGTATTAAGATTAACTGAGTTAATTACTGATGGATAATTAATTGTACCTGTGATAGTGCCATCAACAGTCAAGTTATTCTGAACATATAAAGCACCATCAACGGTTGCTCCACCACCAACATGAAGTCTTTGTGTAGGTGATGTCTCATTAATTCCAAGATTTCCATCATAAGTGAGAGTCATTCTCTCGGCATTGGTCTGACCATAAACCCATTTGAAGTTACCAGTGCTTCCTGCACCAGTACCACCATGAATAGTAGTTTTAACATCGCCAACATCATTATTGATGATGTCTAGTACACCAGCAGAGTTTCCAAATCTCAGTACAGCAGAGCTATTTCCAACACCAACAGAGTTTCCAACGCTGATTCTTGCCTGCCCACTATCAGAAACAACCTCTACAAGAGAACCAGATGCTTTTCTAACTTGAATTTCTGATGTTGGAAGTGCTGTACCAATACCAAGTCTTCCACTGTCCAGAGAGGTTAAGGCAGTTCCGCCAGTTCCTACATTGAGTTCTGTGGTTGCAGTAACGATACCAGATGCATTAACATCGGTTGTTCCTACACTAGTAACAGTAATATCTGGATTACCTGTAAGATTAGATGCGGTA